GAGGCGGATCACCAGGGGCTCCTCCAGGACCATCTGTAGAGCTCCGCAGATAGAACGCGCCTTAGGGCAAGGGGCGGAAAAAATAGAAGTAGACATTTTATAAAAAGTAAAGCAATCTTCGCGTTATATAGACGCGTCGCAGTGGCAAGCCAGGGCAGGGTATAGCGCGTGTGCCTGGCGTACGCAAAGCGTGTGCCTAGCGCGTGCCAATCGTACGATGGAAGTTGCGTAAAAGAGTGTACGGAGTTGCGTAAAAGAAAAGTGGATTATGCAATTACCTATCCTTAAAGAAAAGCGGGCTCCTCGGAGCCCATGATCTGTGAACAAAGAAACTGCACGAACGCAGTTAGGTGATTTGTACTAACCAATTAGGTGATTTGTACTAACCAATTAGGTGATTAACCTGGGTGTTAGGGGTTGGGTTTTAGGGTTTAGCGTATCCCCGGCGAAGCCGGGCAAACAGGGTTGACTATATTCGCCCTGTACTAACTTAGGGTATGCGCAGTACTGAAAGAGGCATGCCCTTACTACTATATATTTGTGATTAAGGTCCTTGCCTAGTATTACCAAGGACCTTAATCACAAATCACAAATTCAAATATGTCTACTATGGGAAAACGCTGGTGTTTCACTCTCAACAATTACACTGACAGCTGTGAAGTCAAACTTGAAGAACTTGACGTCACGTATTTAGTATACGGTTACGAACGAGCACCTGTCACAGGCACCGCTCATCTTCAAGGATTTATTATCTTCAAGAAGAACATGCGCATCAGCGCACTCAAGAAGATCCATCCAACAGCTCACTGGGAGATTGCACGTGGAAGCAATCAGCAGGCTGCTGACTACTGCAAGGGTTTGACGCCGGACAAGCAGCCCAACACCATCGTGGAGCGTGGTGATATGCCAGCCGATAAAGGAGAAGGAGAGAAGGAACGCTGGGCTGTTGCCAAGCGTGCCTGCATTGCTGGCAACCTGGAGGAAATTCCAGATGATATTTTCATGAGGTACTACCGCACCTGCAAGGAGATCAAGAAGGACTACATGGCGAAGCCGGATGATGCTGCTGATGTTACTGGTGTTTGGTATCATGGCCCACCAGGGTGTGGAAAGAGTCACAGTGCACGTGTTGACTATCCTGATGCATACATGAAGATGCAGAACAAGTGGTGGGATGGTTATCAGGGTGAGGAGTCTGTTATTTTAGACGACTTTGACTGTAAGGAGTTAGGCCACCACATTAAGATCTGGGCTGATAGGTATAGCTTCCTGGCAGAGACCAAGGGTGGGGCTATCAACATCAGGCCCAAGAAGTTTATCATTACCAGCAACTACTTGCCAGGTTCTCTGTGGGATGATGCTGTACTGGTAGCTGCTGTACTGCGTCGTTTTACTTTTGTAGAAATGCATCAGAGGCAGGCCCAGTAGTGTATAAAAGCAGGAAACTGGTGTAATAATCATTATGTGTTTTAAATGCCTAAGCGAGGATACAGACGACGTCATTGGGCTCTTCGGGGGGCTGGTCTTGCTGGAGGACTTGCTAAGCAAGCTTATAGAGCTGCTAAGAGGTATTCTGGACGGAAGCGGAAGGGGGCCCCTGCTGCAAGGACCCGTCCACTTAAACGAATGAGGAGCAGATCAGCAACAAGGACTAGGTACAAGAGGAAGCGTTCTAATTCTAAGTACGCTGGTAACGAGTTGAACAAGAGCCGGAGGAAGGTTACTATGGGTCGGCTTACAGTGAAGAAGCAGCTTTATGCTGCAAGGAAGACCAAGATAGAGAGATGTCAAGGATTGACACAATTTGATACTAATTCTGGATATAATCGTATTAGTTATGCTAAAGTAGGAGAACTTATGATGTTGCCTATTCATGCATTTGACCTTACTTCATTTAATCAAAGTCAAGATGGAGTGCCTATAAGGCCTACTATTGGCAAGAGATTTGGTTGGACAAACGATACAAGTTTAGCAGATGTTAACCGTATTGATTTATACGGTACTAACAACGCTGGATCTCAAGCTACAACTTACTGGCATCCTGAGGATGGTGTTATTGAAGCATTTGAACAAACCAAGATCATGACCGAGTGGTTTGATATTCGTTTGAATTTATACGGAGCAAGGAAGCGTACAACTACATTTACTGTATCTTTAGTACAGTGTGTTGACGATTTCAGTAATTTGATGGCATCTGCTGGTTCGAATGGTGAATTGAAATCTCTGATTCAGTATATGGAACGTCCACTATTATTTAGTAATCTACAGACTGGTCTTACTGATATTAGTAAGAAGTTAAAGGTGTTGAAGCGGTGGAACTATGTGGTTGCACCTACTACCACTATTGATTTGAATACCACTACTGGTAAAATTCAAGAAGTGAAGATCTTTATGAAGCATAACCAAGTTTTTAATTTGGATTGGAAGAAGGCTGCTACTATTTTACCTCATCAAGTTGGTGATGGAATTGATTTTAATTATGATATGGATGATGCTCAGTTGCATCCTATTAACAAAAAGCGTGTTTACCTTGTTATTACTGCATTTTGTCCTGAGTTGACAACAATTGCTAATGGTGACTTTGAAACACCTACTGCTGCGGCTTTTTTTGGACGTGCTGGAACTCCTGTGGATGCTAGCATTGAGCCTAGTTATGATTTTCTAATTAGGCGTAAGGTATCCGTGATGTAACAAGAGCCCTGTCAATTATATTCATGAGTTACAGCAATCCACAGCGTGGGCAATACCAGCCATGCCTAGTAAGAATCCTCGGACTCCTCGTTGTAGTTGTTGAACTGCTCCAGGTGGTCCAGAGGGTCCAGTTCCTCGCTGGTCTCCAGTCCAGTTAGATCAATGACGTCGGCAGTGCCGAAGGCCTGCTCCAGGTTCCTCTTGGTTCCGTGCATTTCGTCCACGTAGTGGAATTGCAGGTGCACGTACTCCTCGTGGACAAAGAGGCGGATCACCAGGGGCTCCTCCAGGACCATCTGTAGAGCTCCGCAGATAGAACGCGCCTTAGGGCAAGGGGCGGAAAAAATAGAAGTAGACATTTTATAAAAAGTAAAGCAATCTTCG